CCGCCTCGCTGCGGAAGTAGCAGGCCAGCGCCTTGGCCACGCCGAGACCCCGCGCCGCCGGATCGACATAGAGCGCGAGGTCAGTGGCGACCAGCGCTTCGCTGGCCCAGAACGGATTGCACATGCCGATCATGGTGCCGACGATGCGGCCCTGGTCTTCGGCCACCAGCACGACCCCCATCGAGCCCTCGGTGATCAGCACCAGCAGCAGCTCGGACAGCTTCTCAGGGGCGAACGGCAGCACGCGGTAGCGCGAGGCGGCATGCATCTCCCGGCCCATGGCGATCAGGTCGGGGATGTCGTTGTAGTCAGCGCGGCGGATCATCAGTCGTTCACCGTGAACTTGCGGATCACCGCAAGGATGTGGAGGGGCATCGGCTCGTCCTGGGTGATGACGATGTCGGACTCGCCCCGCTCCCAGCCCAGGCTCTCGATGCGCTTGATGCCGGTGAACGCCACCGGCGGCTGGTCGAGCAGGTTGGCGCCGAAGGTGCGGAAGTTGAGCTCGTCGCCATTCACCCGGCAGGACACGGACTCCAGGAAGTGGATGCTGACCTCGCCGGTCCGCATGCTGTTGCCCTGGATCGTGCCGGACGGCAGCGGCTTTTCAGGCGTGAGCAGCTCGACGTTGACCGAGAACGGCAGGCCGATCGTGACGTCATGGGCAGCGCGCGGCAGGGTGATCTGACCACCCGACACCGTGAACCGGCCCATGTAGGCGCCGTCTGCCACCGCCACCACCTCCTTACCCTCGAGGTGGAACAGGCCAGACCAGGTTGCAGCACCAGGGACAGACGTGCCCGTGATGGCGGCATCACACCGCACGGTGTCACTCAGGCGCTCGATGTAGCGCACCGTCGAGCCGCCGATGGTCCGGCGCACCACGGCATAGACTTCCTCGCCGGTGGCCGTCGGGATGCAGGCGACCCACTCGAAGGCGCCATCGGTGACATGGCGAGCCCAGCCGATGACCTCCTGCTCGCGGTCGAAGGTCACGGACAGCAGCACGCCGTCGGCGCGCACCGCCCAGATGAACGGATCCGGCTCCTTCTGGAAGCACATGGAGACGATGCCGCCCTCGGTGATGTGCTCCGCCAGGACGGACAGGTCGGACGCCCCGAAGGCCTCTGCCTGCTCAGATGCCGTGCTGGCCATGCCGCGCAGCTTGCGGCCGCCACGCTGCACGAACAGCAGCTCGTTGCCGGCACGCACCGGGCGCACCGGGCTGGCACCGTAGAAGCTCTGGTTGCGGATCTGCACGTTGGTGGCGGTCAGCGGCTTGTCCAGCGTGCTCGACATGGAGAACTCGCCGCCCACCGTCAGCGGGTGCAGCTTGCGGATCGAGGTCAGGTGCTGGATGTGGTTCAGCTCTTCGGACGCAATCTGGAAGTCGAAAGCGTCGTCGTCGTTCGCGCCCAGCGTGAAGTCGAAGTACTCCCCCGCAGCACGGGAACCCCAGATGTCCTGCGGGAAGCCCGGCGAGCCGGCCAGCAGCAGGCGCTGCTCGTACAGGGCCACCGCCCGGGGGTAGCCGTTCGAGCCGCCCCACATGGACTTCTCCAGCGTCCAGGCATCCGCCTCGGCTGCCGTGGTGGAGGTCAGCGCCTGCACGATGGTCGCCGAGACCACGGTGGCGCTGGTGTACACCGTGATCTTGCACAGGCCGCCATTGATCTTCACATGCTTGCCGACGTCCTCGGAGCGCCAGCCGGCCGCGCCGATGGTCAGCGTGATGGTGGCGCCGACAGGATCCTTGGCGCTCGGGGTGCACGTCGTCTGCGGCGTGCCGTTCAGGGTCCAGGCACCGGAGGCGATGCTGGTGGACTCGAAGGCACTGGTGACGGTCACGGTCACCACGGTCGTGCTGGTGTAGCCGGTGATGGTGGCGTTGCCGCCGTTGAAGCTGATGTCGCGGCCCACGTCCGAGGCGAGGAAGGCCGCGCCACCGGCCGTCGCGGTGACGCCGGCGCCGGTGGTGGCGGACAGGGTCAGCGTCTGGGCAGGGTTGGTGCCCAGTTCGCGGAAGGGCTCGGTGACGAAGGGCACGTTGCCCAGCACCCAGTTGTCATGATCGAAGCGGCGCAGGCGCTGCGGGTACACGCTGGGGTGCACCAGGAACATCGTGTCGGCGCCCTGCACGAAGCCGATGTCGTCCAGCATGGCCTCGGTGTAGGGGGTGCTGATCTCGTAGGGCACACCGCCCTTGATGACCTGGGCGCCGTCCTTGTAGACCCGCATGTACTGGTCGCCGAACTCCAGCATGTAGGCCTGGTCGCGGCTGAAGACGTAGGGGATCAGCACGCAGGCCTTGGCGGCGTTCTTGGCGGCCGCGCTGTAGAGCGTGCCGTACCGGCGCCGGACGCCGCCATGGATCAGCGGCAGCGCGTTCTGGATGACCCGTGCGCCGTTCTGGTAGCGGGCGATGTCGGTGTGGCCGTACAGGCGCGGGCTGATCTCGCCGGCCGTGAAGTTGGTCTGCTGGATCGTGAGGCGGGGCATGGGCTACCCCCGGACGTTGAGCAAGCGGAAGTCGCCGACGGTCTCGCCGGGCTCCTCCTGGCCGTCGACCGCCTTGGCGCGGCGGAAGGCCAGCTCGGCTTCCTGACGCTTGGACTCGGCAAGGGTCGCGGACTGGGTGATCGCATAGGCCATGGTTGCCGCCATGCGGGTCTCTGCCGCAAAGACCAGGGCAGCGTCCCAGGTGGCCGGGTTGTCGTTCTGGAAGACGTAGCGCAGGCGCAGCACCGACTCGTCGGCCAGCACCTTGCGGCCTTCTACGCGGTACTCGGGATACTCGCCTCGCTCACCAACGGACAGGATGCGCAGCAGGTCGCCCGGAAGGGTGAACTGGTAGGCATAGTCGAACGCCGGGGCAGTCGCCTCGGGCGAGAGCACCACGCGCTTGACGGCGCAGTTCCATGGATGGGCACGCAGCAGATCGTCGCGGACGCCGGGCCAGAGGTTGGACGCCAGCCGGGCGCGGTCATTCTCTTCCGTCAGGCTGTTGATGGGCTTGGCGCCCAGCATGAGGAGAGCGTTGGAGCAGATCGAGACGACGGTCGCCATGGTGAGGGGTCAGGGGGGCCGAAGCCCCCCCCGCTCCTTAGTTGCCGTCGAGGTAGCGGATCTTCAGCGTGATCGTACCGGCGGCATCAGCGGCGGCCGTCAGGGTCGCGCAGATGTCGTAGTACTTGCGGGGATCGGCAGTCAGGCCCAGTGCCTGCCACAGCGGCTTCTCCGCATCGTCGATGTCGAAGACGCCGGACTCGTGGGTGATGTCCGTCCCGTTCAGAGCGCCGTCCTTCAGCGACACGGCCGACGCGAAGAAGTCGGCATCTACAACAGCGCCGCCAGCGGCAGCCGTGTCGTAGAGGCCGAAGTCGGCGATGGTCGTGGTGCCGATGTCGTCGCTGTACAGCAGGATCTGCGACACCAGCGCGCCGGACGGCACACGGGCGAAGCGGTACACGCTGGCGATGCTGTCGCCATTGACGGTCTCCACGGTGCCGACCGCGAACTTCGCAATGCCGCCGGCGAGGCGCTTGTCGTTCAGCGACTGGCTGGTGGTGGTGTCAGCGTTGGTGATGGCCGTGGCCTTGGTATTCACAACTGCCATTTCAGTTCTCCTGAATGAGGGGGCGAGACCTGCGCTTATTCAGCGCAGGCGATCTCCACGACCTTTTCTTCTTCAACGCGCACCGCGCCAAGGGACATCTTGGCGTAGATGCGGGCGTTGAAGCCCTTGCCCGGGTCTTCGCCGACGCGGGTGACGATGTTCTCGCCGACGCCCAGCGCCACACCGGACTTCGCCCAGGCGTAGCAGGAACGGGTGGTCGAGGCGATCGGCAGGCGCTCGGACGGAATCCAGGTGAAGCCCATCCACTTCACGCCGACCTTGCCTTCCTGCAGCATCTGCACGGCCATGAAGTCGGCAGAGGTCAGGGTGGTGTCGGCCATGATGTCCTGCATCTGCTTGTTGCCGTAGGCGAAGTACAGCTCTTCGCCGTTTTCCTCATCGGCTTCGGCTTTGCGGAACAGGGCGCGGGCCTGGATGATCTTGGTCTTGGTCAGACCAGAGGCGCCGACAGCGATCTTCTGGGCGGAAGGCAGGGCGATCGAGCCAGTGCTGGCACGAGCAGAACCGCCGAGGGCCGAGATGATCACGTCGTCCTTGGCGCGGTTCAGGGACTGCACCATGGCCTTGACGTAGTCGGAGCTCGGGTCCACCAGCATGCGGATCTTGTCCTGGTCGTCGAGCATGTCGCCGTCTTCCCAGTCGAAGAGATCCACGAAGCGGGTGCTGTGGGGCTGGTCGTTGATCGGGGTGTCGCCATGGCGGGCCAGACGACGCTGGGCGGTGCGCAGGCCCATGCGGTTGATGGACTTGGACATGCCGCGGATACCGGTTTCCAGCATCACGGCGCGCTCGAGGCGGCTCGTGGCCTGCTGGGCCAGGTGCTTGAAGTTGTCGGCAAACTGCTCGACAAAGGCTTCGGTGATCTGGTTGGACATTGCTGTCTCCTGAATGGGTGATGTTGTTCACTCAGCCGTTCAGGGTGTCCGCGGCGCGGGCCTGAGATGCATTCGCGCTCAGGCATTGGCTGCTTGCATGAGCGGGTCGGGTATCCGCTGACGCGGGCCGACTGGATGCGCTCATGCTGTTGCGGAGGGGATGCCGGAATCCCGGCTACTTGCAGGCGAAAAAAAGCCCGCCGAAGCGGGCCAAGCTGCTGCTGAGGGGTATCAGAGAGAGATCGTCGCGCCACCGCCCAGCATCTGGGGCTTCGTGCCGTGCTTCTTCTCGTAGAGCGCGGTGATCTGCTGCATGACCTTGCTGTGCTCGGGGTGGTTCTTGTCGGCATATCCAGGGTGCGCGCGCAGGCTCGCCACCTGGTCATCCCAGTTCGCCGGAGCCACGCCAGCGCCCTGCACGGGCGGCGCGTCTTCCTGCATCTCCGCGCCGATCTTGGCGAGGATCTGCAGCAGCACCGGGTCGTTGCCATAGCGCGGGTTGTTCATGTCCATGCCGGCCGGGGCATAGGCCTCCCAGGCGCGGGCCGCCTGCTGCAAATTCTTTGTCATCTCCTGCGGCTGCTTCCACACCTTCTGCAGCTCAGTGGTGGCCTGTTCGACGGCGAGCTCCTGCGTGGCTACGGCCATCGCGGGCAGGAGCTGGAAGTAGCGGCCCATCATGAAGTCGAACTGCTTCTGGGTGAGGCCGTTGGCCAGCGCCTCCTCCTTGAGCTCCTTGATCACCTCGTCGGCCTCGGCGTCCCACTCGCCCTTCAGGGCTTCTGGCACCTCGACCTTGTATTCGTCTGCGGCCTTGGGCGGCAGGTCGCCGGAGCCGATGCGCTTCTCGGCGTGGCTGTAGGCTTCCGCCACTTTGCGCGCCGAGGCCTCGATGTCGACGGCGCCGTCTTCCTTCACGACGCGGTGCTTCTCGGGCAGCCAGTCATAGGTCACCGTCGGCTGCGCCTGTGCCAGCAGCGTGCCGCCAGCAGCAGGAGCTGCGGGGTCGGCGGGAGCAGCAGGAGCAGGAGCGGCGGGAGCAGGAGCGGCGCCGCCAGCGGGCTGGCCATCAGCAGGAGCCTGCTCAAGCAGGTCAGTCTTCATCTTGAACATTGGTATCTACCCCATGGGCTTGGTTGATCCGGCGGAGGATGAACTGCACCACCTCGTTCTGGCCGGCGTTGAAGTCGGTCTGGCGTTGCGCTTCCAGCCCGCCCCGCACATACGGGTTGCGGCCGAAGCGGTTGATGAGCTCGTCCAGGATCTGCACGCCCTCGGCGTGGTTCTCGAAGACGCGGGCATAGACCTCGGGCGGCAGGCGGTCGGTCACTGGTTGGCCACCTGCTGCATGCCAGCCTCAAGCGCAGCGCCCTGCATGGCCTGCGCCATCTGCTGCTGCTGTGCCGCCTGCTGGGCCTGCGCGCGCTCGGCGCGGAGGCGCTTCACGGCATTGGCCGCCGGGATGATCTTGGACGGCACGCCCAGCGCCTCGCCGCGGAAGCGGTTGGCCTCATCCAGGTCGATCAGGTCGAGCGCGTCGGTCTGCCCGGCCTGCAGCTGCAGGAACAGCCCCTGCATGTAGCTGTCGATGGCGGAGACCTCCTCCAGCTTCTGGGCGCGGGCCACCGGCGAGATGAAGCGGATGGAGAAGTCGCGGCCCGCCAGGGTCTCGGGCGGCGCGGTGAACACGCCAGCGCGGAAGGCGATGCCGAAGCAGCGGGTGATCAGCGGCTGCAAGTATTCGGCCTGCAAGCGGCCATAGACCGGACCCAGCATCTGGCGGATCAGGCCGACGCGGACGTGCACCTCGGTCGCGGTCATGGCCGGGCCGTCCTGGGGCTGCAGCTGGTCGGCCATCAGGGTCTTGCGGATCGCGGCCTGCAGCTTGTCCGCCATGCTGAAGCTGACGTTGAAGTCGGACCCGGTGGACAGCGGCTTGATGCTGTCGACGCTGTTGGCAACGATGACCTTGCGCGGGCCGACCTTCATGCTGCGGGGATTCAGGACGCCATCATCCTCGGCGATCCACATGCCGGCGACAGCCAGGTCAGCGGCCGCCATCTCCATGGCCTTGAGCTCGTTCAGGGTCTTGATGTCCGGCAGCGCGTCGAACACCGGGCCGATGCCGTAGGTGGTGCCGGGGATGACCATCCAGCGCGGGACGATGACGGGCATCTCGTGATAGCCCGACTCGCGCACCGGCTTGTTGGTGGCCAGTTCGACATGGGTGGAGGCGAACGGCAGGTTCTTGGCCAGCCGGGCGCCGGGCACGCTCATGCGGCGCAGCTCGATGGCATGGCAGAACTTCACCTTCTCGTCCGGCTTATCCACGGCCAGCTTGCGCAGCTGGTCCGACACCTTGTCCTCGCCGTACTCCTGGACAGCCTGCTCGGCAGTCAGCTCGAACTCGCGGTACACGGTGTCGATGACGCCATCCGGCCGGGTGGTGGCGGCGTAGATCTGCGGCAGCGCCCACTGCTGGAAGCTGAACCCGCCCCGCTCCTTGTCCTCGTCGACGTAGAGCGCGAACCAGCCGGCGCACACCGCGTCGAGCATGGCCTCGAACGCCGCGGCGTCGAAGTTGCCCGCGTGAATGTTCTCCCACAGGGTAGTGGCCGCGCTATCGAGCCAGCGGCTTTCCTCATCGGACGCGCCCTGCACATCCATGGCGAACCAGCGGGAGTTGGCCGGGGTGAGGCCGCCCATCAAACTGGAGGCAAGGATGCGGGCGGCATCGGTGGCAGTGCTGTCGAGCAGCTCGGCACGCTTGGCCCGGGCCTGGTCGGCGGTGAGCGTATTCTGCAGCCAGCCGGATCCGCGCATGGGGAACGTGTAGTCGTAGCAGTCCCGGTAGGTCTTCTCGTGGATGGACCGCAGGGACTTGAGCTGGCCCAGGCGGCGGACGATGTGGTCGGCGTTGGCCATGTCAGGCTCCGAGCGTGGCCTTGCCCTGCGCGAGGAGGGAGGCAGTGGGGGCGGCGCTGGTCACGCCCTGGGCGCCAGTGGCCAGCAGGGACTGGGAGCGGATGCTGCGGCGCCGACTGGCCTGCTTCTGGTTGGCCATGGCTGTGGCCTCATCAGCAGCGCGCTGGGCAGCAGCGGCAGGATCCTCGCCGGCGGGGATCTCGGGCATCTCAGGCAGCAGGCCGGACGCCTTGAGCCCCGCCTGCGTGCCGGACTTGGAGGCTGCCAGGCCGGGGTTAACCAGCATGGCGGCCGATCCGCCGACCGCGTCGTAGGTCTTGTCGCCGACGACGTCGTTCACCGTTTTCTTGACGCTCTTCCATGCCTTCTTGAGATCGCTGCCGATATCCATGTCACTTCCTCGGGCAGACCCAGCCCTGCTTGGTCAGGACCGAGTGGATGATCGTGGAGGAGTCGATGTCATTGGCGTCCGGGAGGTCAGGCTCCAGCGGACGGCGCTGCGGGACGATCTCGACGGGGGCAGGCGCCTGGTTCTCGCCGGGCACCTTGATCTTGCGGGGGGCTCGCGCCATGGCGGGGCTCCGAGAATGATGGGACGGCCCGAGTATCCGACCGCCCTCTCGCCGGTTTCCCGGCATTACGCCATGTGCGAGAACACCGAGATCACCGGGATCTCATGCCGCTGGCGGTTCGTCACCTGCATCCAGAACGTGATCAGCGTCTCGCCGTCCTGGTGCCGCGGCTCTGCCCCGCTCTTGTACCCGCACAGCGTCTGCCGCGGGATCGCCGTCGCCGCCGCTACCCGCGTGTTCGGGAAGCCCGCCCGGTTGAGCTCGTTCAAGATGGCGAACCAGTCCACCCGCTGGTCTCGTGTCTTGGTGATCCGCATGTCGTCCCCTGTCCTTAAACGCGCGCGCACGCGATAAATGTGTCAGTCCGTCCCCAACAGCACCCGCACCTGCTCCAGCAGTTCTGCCTCGGTCCCGTATTCCGCCTCCCATGTCCTCCGGCCGGCGTGGAAGCTCACCCCGTGGATGCCGGCGTTGTGGTGGAGGTAGCAGAGGGGCAGCACCTCGAAGTCGCTGGCCCGCTGGCTGAGTCCCTGGTTGAAGCGGACGTGGTGGATTTCTGCCGGGGAGTGGCCCTTGCCCAGGTTGCGGCAGACGATGCAGCCCAGCCGTGCCACGGCGTCCTTGTGGCGTTGTTCGGCCTTGCTCATACGGTGTCCTTCAGGAACTGCTGCTGGCCCATGCGGTAGATCTCGAAGGTCGCGTCGTCCAGGGCAGCCCGCTCGGCCATGTCGAGGGGGTCGCCCTCGTACCCGCGCCAGAAGAGGTCCATGAGGGCCTCCACGAAGGTGACGCGCTGCTGGTGGGTGGCAAAGGTCTTCACGCCGCCACCTCCGGCATCAGGTCCGCCATGGCGTCGACCGCATCAGCCGGCAGTTCGGGCCAGTAGGTCGCCGCGATGTGCGCGCAGATGCCCTGGTAGAGCTGGCGGAAGGCCGCCTCGTCCATGCAGTCAAAGGCCAGCGACTCCGCCACCTTCACAGTCAAGGAGCCGAGCCCGGGGATGGTGATCTCCTGCTCCTCGCAGCAGATGCCGGCCTCGCGCTGCAGGCGCTTGATCGCGGCATGGGCATCCAGCCCGGCGAAGGCGTCGACGTTCTCCACCACCAGCTGGCCGAGGGCGTGCACCAGGCGGTGGAACTTCGCGCTGCGGGCCTGCTCCACGATGACGCGGTATTCCCGGCCCTTGGCCACCCGCTTCTGGCGCAGGATCGCGCGGTCGATGTCAGAGGAGGCAACCAGGGCGGGCACCAGCTCGCCAGTCTCTGGGTCCATCAGCACCCGGCAGGTCATGTAGGCGGGACGGGTCTTGCGCTTGCTCATGCCGGCACCTCGCGCAGGGTCACGAACACCCGGCCGCCCGGCGTGGTCTGGTCGCTGATCTGTGGCTTCTCCAGGCGGATCCGGCTGTCGTCAATGCCGAGGGCCTGGGCGATGCCGTCCCGGCCCGCCTTGAAGCTGGCGATCAGGTTGTCATCGTCGCGGCCGCGGCGGGTGGGCGGCACGAAGACCAGGGACATGGACAGCGCGCCATCCCCCACCGTGAGGCATTCGGCCCGGGTGACCAGGTAGCAGGCGGCGCGATAGGCCTTCGCCTTGCGGCTGCGCACCGCCCAGTGGACCCGGGCATTGGGCGAGAGCTCGCGGGGCGGCCACGGCATCTCGAGCATGATCATTCGTCGCTCCCGATCCAGATCAGGATGGCG